TAAAAGTTTCCCTATATGAGAAAGTCAGGGTTACTCGGTTACTCGGTTACCTACCAGCAAAATCAAGGGTTTGCGGTTTTTCGCTCGGTTACTTCTCGGTTAACGAAGGTTACTCATAAAGAAGGTGAATAATGAAAATAGAAGCTAAAGATATTCCAGTCATGCATAAGTTCATGCCAGAGTTCTGGAAGGCGATAAAAGAATTTTACGATGTTAAAAATGATGATGAATATTTTGATGCACTGCATAAAAAAATCGAGGATTTATATGAAATCTATCCAGACAGTTTGGCAAGGTATCTGTCTTTGGCCTTTTATAAATGGGCAGAGGATGTGTCAACAGGGAAATGTAAAAAAATAAGAAGCATGGAAAAGAATGTCGTATAAACACAGCAATGGAAAGGCGAGGATGTGCTGAGGAGAAGCATATCAACGAAGTGAATTGAAACGCAGAGGAGTTGCTGCGAAAGGTGTTGAAACGATATGCATAGCTGTGGCGGCGCAAGGAAACGAAAAGCTGGGCAGAGGCGCTGAACGGAAAAGCTACGGCGTAGAAATGTAATGATTAGATAAGAATAGCTACGAAATGGCGGGGAGCAGCAGAGACGAGCTACGGAATGAGCTAAGGCAGAGAGTAGCACGGCAATGTAAGAAAACTATAAAAATTACAAGGAGAATAGCAGAATGAAAGAATTAAAAGTAAGATTGACATTTTTGGAAGAAATTTTAGGAACAGCAAGTGCAGACCCGGAGATTCACGAAACGTTTATTGCTTCGAATGCACCAGACGCACCAACAAGAAAAGAAGAGGTTGAAGCAATCGGAATTGAAGGAGTGATTGAGAAATCCATGACCATATTCCCGAGAGATAACGGTGTACCGATTTACTGGGATTACCAGATTAAGGGCTTTTTCAAAGATGCTTGTGGAATGCTGAGAAAGGTAACTGGTTCAAAATCTTCAAAAATCAAGGCTTATAAAAAAGAAATTGACGGTCTGATTTTCGTTGAAGAACGCAAAATTCCAATTCATTTTGAAGGTGAAATAGGAACTTGCCAGAGGCCACTGAGAGGACAAACACCGCAGGGTGAAAGAATTGCACTGGCAAATAGCGAGACAATACCTGCCGGAAGTTGGATTGAGTTCACAATCAAGTGCTTATGCGATAGCCATGAAGCAGCAGTCAGAGAATGGCTTGACTATGGAGAACTGAGAGGCATCGGACAGTGGCGTAATTCGGGTAAGGGCCGCTTCAAATGGGCAGAAATATAAAAGCATGACAGGAGTGATAGAAATGCCATATAACACAGCAAGAAAGTACTATGAAGGTATCCAGACAAGGAAAGACGTATATCTGTACATCATAAGATATCTGAAAGAACATGATTATCCGCCAAGCATTCCAGAAATCGCAGCAGGGCTGAGCATATCTAACCATACCGTGCAGAATCATTTCGGCGAATTACTGAAAGGTGGCTTACTTGCGACAGACAACCCCGGTGCGTCAAGAGCGTACCGAGTGACAGGATACAAGTTCAGAAAGGTGAAGGAAAAATGAGTAGCAAGTTAAAAGTCAAGAAAAAGACCAGATTTCCTGTTCAGACTTCTAATCAGGCGGCTCATGCGTTTGGGCGAGCCATGCAGAACTGCCAGAGCCAAATTAAAGACATGGAACAGAAAGCCTATGAAGATGGTTTTACCGTTGGTGAAGATTGGAGTAATACGATCAATACCGTTACAACCATGATGGCCTTGAGACGTTTATATGGCTTTTCTACGAAGCGATTGCTTGATGTGATAAGAACTGCCAATGAATACGTTAAAATGGCAAATGAGGGCAAAATGAGCGTTCTGAGTATGATGCAGGACATTGAAGAGAACACAGATGTAAGATTTGACGAGATGAATAAGAATCTGGTTAAGAAGATGGGAGTTTAAAATGAAGTTTATAGATTTTTTCGCAGGAATCGGAGGATTTCGCAGGGGAATGGAATTAGCGGGGCATGAATGCGTTGGTTTTTGCGAATTCGATAAATTTGCTACTGCGAGTTACATCTCAATGCACTTACTGACAGAAGAGCAGCGAAAGACATTGGAAGATATTCCTATCAAGAAAAGACAGAAGGAAATATTAAAGGAGGAATACAGAAATGGAGAATGGTATGCAAATGACATTCGAAGAGTGTATGCCGGAGACATTCCAAAAGCAGATTGCTGGTGTTTCGGATTCCCTTGTCAGGACATATCCGTTGCAGGAAAGCAAGCCGGATTTCAAGGAAATCGTTCAAGCCTGTTTTTCAGAGTTATGTACCTTGTCGGACAGCTCAAAGAAGAAGATAAACCCACTTACCTTTTCATTGAGAACGTTAAAAATCTGCTTAGTGTTAATGGAGGATGGGATTTCGCCAGACTGCTCATTGAAATGGATAGGGCAGGGTATGATGCAGAATGGCAAGTGCTCAACTCCAAAGATTTTGGAGTGCCACAAAACCGGGAAAGATGTTTTATTATCGGACATCTTAGAAGCAGAAGTACCGCAAAAATATTTCCTGTCGAAAGAGCAGACAGAGAAAATAGTATTCAAATAATTGGACACAGGAACGGATATAAAAGAAATACGCAGGTATTCGTACAAGATGGAATTACAGAAGCATTAAGCACCTGTCAAGGCGAAGAAAGGGGACACCACACTGCCTTACCATGTTTCATAGATTTATGTTACCAGGGATCGCAAATGACGGACACTGCAAGATGCTTAAAAGCAAGATACTACAAAGGCGTAGCGAACCACGCCGGACAGGATAGTGGAATTGCAATAAAAGTCATAGGAGAAGTTAATTCGTCACAAGATGGGAAAGTGCTTGGAATTGATGGAATCGCAAAATGCCATTCGGCAGGACATAACAACAATCCGAAGATAGCACTTCCGGTTCTGACACCGGATCGAGTAGAAAAGCGTCAGAATGGGAGAAGATTCAAAGACAATGGCGAGCCAATGTTTACACTTACAAGAGCAGATATACATGGCGTAGCGATTGAACCTACTGGATTTAATTGTATGCCAGATGGAACATGCAGAACATTGAAAAATCAATACCAGAAAAACAGTGGAGTAAATTTCGCTTGCCAAACAGACAGAGGTGCTACGGCTGTTGCTGTTAAGTTCAAAAACATTACAGCAAGCACAATCAGGAAAGTTGCTCCTAGAAATAAAGTTTCGATACTTAGAGGACAATCGCAAGAAAATAATTTAGATATTTGCGTAAAGGTAGCAGAAGCAACAAAACAAGGATATTCAGAGTGCAGAGTTGGTGTCGATGCTGTGAATTTATCAGTTCGAGGTAGTAAGACAAGAAGAGGAAGAGTTGGGAAAGAGATTGCAAACACACTAGACACAAGCTGCAATCAAGGGATATTTGTTCAAGTGTCGGAAGAATTGGTTGTATATGCAGTCTGGTATGAAAAATATCAGTGTTACATAGCAATCCGGAAGCTGACACCGAAAGAATGTTTTCGGCTGCAAGGTTGGTCGGATGATTATTTTGATAAAGCACAGTTCGTAAATTCTGACAGCCAGTTATACAAGCAGGCAGGAAACGGCGTAACAGTGACAGTTATAGAAACTATAGCAAGAAAAATGAACGTAAATCTAAATTGATAGCGTGTCAGTTTCTTAGATGGGGAAAGTGAGGATAGAAAATGGAGAAATTAAAACCTTGTCCGTTTTGTGGGAAAGAGATAGATACAGACAAAGATATGTATATCCCAGAAAGAGATTGGAAGCCATCTTTTTACGACCCTGACAGTGGAGGTTATCCGATAAGTATTCACTGCAAATGCGGATTAGTTTTTTGCCCGGGCACATGGGATTATAAAGAAGCCGTAGAACAGTGGAATCGAAGAGCGAACGATAAGGAGGATGTGAAATGACAGAGCAGGAAAAGAAAGAACTTCTGGACGAACTGGAAAAACGTATGGATGAAAAATACAAAGGTTGTCTTACCAGAGAAGATGTTACAACTACACTAAAAGCGCCGAGAGAAAAGTGGTTCAAAAATGAGAACGGAACTGGAAGAGGCTCTCTGATGGCGGATGCCTTTGATTCTTCTATTATCTCGTGGCAGGTTTGGGAAACAATCAGAAAATTAACTTGCGTTATATGTGGTAAGCAGTATGTCAGACAGCTTGCAAATGTAGAGAATGCAGATGAGATTGCAGAGAAACTTTGCCAGTTTGTTTATGATTTGAAGATGGATTTTAAGAAGCAGGAGGACGCAGAATGCAATTAAAAGATTTAACCAACAACCAGAAACGTAAAGAGTTCCTGGAGGATTATACCGGATGGAATTTATGGCTTGCTGTGTCGCAAGTAAGCGAAAAGTATTATTCATATCCGCTTCCTGATGGCTCAATAATCGTTGTTAAAGAAACCGAGCATGCAAAAGGCAATGACTGGTGGAAGAAAGAAGAACGTGGAGGATATTATGTCACCACAGAATATTATCTTCTGGAAGATGGCTGGGACAGATTCGCAGACTGTAAGAAGAGCAAGACACAGATTATTGAATATTTGAGAGAGGTGGCGAAATGAGAAAATACACAATAAATCTTCCAAGAGGATTGGAAGTAGATATTTTTAATTTGCCAGAGGACTTCAAAGAACAGATCGAGCAGGCGTTCATAGAGTATACATCTGGAACAGCAAAAGCGTATATGTACGTTGACAAGTTGGGATTCATTGACCGTTGCGTAGAATATTTAAACGGTAATAAGGATTCAGATGATACTGTAAATTCGTTGGTTGAAGAAGCAATGATTGCTGAGTGGAAAAACAACGGTGAAATCATCAAGGAAGACGATATATACAACATTGATTTTATGGAAGATTGCTACATAAAAGGCAAGGAAGATGCAAAGCTGAACTCTCATTTCGGAACTGATGATCATCACATTTACGACCAGATTCAAAAAGTTCTGGTGAAGATAATTACCGTTGTTATGAATTATAGAGACGAGGAGGACACAAAATGTTAATCAGAAGTCAGAATAAAGCAATTTTATTAAACTTTAGCAATTCGACTGTAGTTTATATTGCGAAAAATGACAAGGATTTTGTTATTTCAAGCCTAGGGAACGAAAACAGATATAGACTTGGTAAATATTCTTCAGAAGCGAAAGCTATGAAAGTACTGGATATGATTCAGGAAGCCTGCATAAACGGACATATTGATTTCCAGATGCCAGAAGATTCGGAGGTAGAAGTATGAACAAGACCAATATTGGCTTTTTGAAACATGGAGATGTTTTCCGATATAAATGTGAAATGTATAGAGCTGGACATGTAATCGAAAATACAGATGGATATGTTTCTTGCACAAATATCAAAACACGCAAAGTTGAAAGGCTTTACATAGATACAGAAGTGGAGGTGGAAGTATGAGCCATATCAAAGACAGATTATCGGATTATCATGATTTCATGAAGAAACTTGTGGATGACCACCAGATGGTTTTGGCAAGCGATGTTATGGATATGATAGAACAGCTTAAGGATGATCTGGAACAGGACGAGAAAGAAAATGGTTGGATTCCGGTCAGTGAGAGATTGCCAGAAACAGATGATTATATTCTTCTCTCTTTTGCGAATTACTCAATCCCAATAATCGGAAGATGTGAAAGAGATAAAGATGGCAACGGCATTTTTTACGCCGGTGACGATTTAATATCTTGTTTAGGTAATGATTTATATGTCAACGCCTGGATGGAATTGCCGGAGCGCTATAGGGAGGACGAATCATGATTACATTCTTATTAGGATTCACCCTTGGAATCATAGTCGGAGTGGTCGGTCTTGTATGCGTAGCGATCATGTACGACAAGCGCCACCCAGACGATTAGAAAGGAGAACGGTATGCTGACAAGGAACAAAAAGCTGAAAGACTACGGCATTCCGGCAGAGGACATTGAAAAACTGAATACGATGCTGAAAGACTTCCCGGCAGAGTACGGATACCTGCTTTCCAGTGCCGCCTTGTCAGCTTGCCCGAAAAACACGGTGATAGCGGATATGGTTATTGAGAATATCCTACACCGGAAAAGCTACAGGAAAATCAGCAAAGAAAGATATATCCCGATGAACCCGAAAGACTTTTACGGATACAGACGCAAGACCGTCGCTGTACTGTATGAGAGAATGCGATTATTGGGAGTGTGGGAGGATGAGTAAATGAAGTTAATTGATTTAATATCAGCAATTGGCGGCGATCCTGAAAGTGAAGATAAAATTCAGATATGCCACCCGGGAAGAAACTGGGATAATTACGATACATTCAATGCCGGTTCGAAGCTGCTGAAACCATTTTACAATTTAAAGGTAAAATCTCTAACTGCGATAGATACGGATGTGTTCAGAGTTGATTTGGCTTTTAATGAGAAAGAGGGTGTGATTGAATGAGCAGACTGATTGATGCAGACGAATTAATTAAATACATCAAAATTTGGGAAATTGGAACAAGTATTAGTTCTGACCAGAAAGAGTTTATTGATTGCGTTAATCAACAGCCGACGGCTTTTGACATTGATGATGTTGTGGCACAATTAAAACAATTAAAAAGAGATATAAGGTATGATATTGCTTATGAAATTGTAAGAAATGTATTAGACAAGATTATTGAAATTGTGGAAGGTGGTGGAGTTGAATGAGAGAAATTCTTTTCAAAGCAAAGCGGGATGGCAATGGCGAATGGGTTGAGGGATGCTATGCGGAATGCAAGGGCAAGACATTCATTGGCATCGGTACATCTATTGGTATTGATGTGCTTAAAGGTTTTTGTACTCCTGTAATTAGGTGGTTTGAAGTTGATCCAGAAACCCTCTGCCAGTTCACAGGACTGACCGACAAGAATGGGAATAAGATATGGGAAAATGATGTCATTCAGTATGGCACAGTTGCGGCTGTTACTAAGTTCGGAGAATACGGTAATGGAGGTTTAGGATTTTATGTAGATTTTCCAGAAGAAACAAATTATCGAAAAGATTTTTCGTACTGGGCGAAGAAAGTGGTGGTTATCGGAAATGCTTTTGATGATCAGGAATTATTGCAGGAGGTACCAGAATGAGCAAATCAGTATTAGTGATTGATACACCAGAAAATTGCTATGATTGCCCGTTCGGAACTTCATACTGCGGTGAACTTGAATATGTGGGTTATTGTGAATTAGCTGATTGTTTAGATTATGATGTAATTCTGATGACAGAAGAACATTATGATTACGAAAGCAAATCAAGACCTAAATGGTGTCCATTGAAGCCATTGCCGGAGAAAAAAGAGTATATCGTTCCGAATGACAATGTAGAATCACAAAAAGATATTATTGCGGTTGGTTGGAATGCCTGCTTGAGAGAAATTACAGAAACAAGCGATGAAAACAAGCGATAAAAAGTAAGCGATAAGAGGTGGAGAAATGATTATTTTAACTGGAAAAATCGTGTTTGTAAAGACACAGGAAGAATATTTGAGTGTTCTGAAAATGGCAAAGCTTCAGGGATTCACATGGGCGAGAGAAAACCATTTAAACCCTATCGTAATTCCGTTTCCAAACATATTGAATTTTTACGACAGTAAGATTGTTACTTACAACTATGTTAAAAAGACAGTGTATGAAGCATCCGAAATCGTCGAAGATGAAGAAAAAATCAAGGACGCAGTAAACCTTGTCAGAACATTCACTAAATACCCAGACAGAACAGCCTTGACGGACTCATTTATTAAGTCTTTGGAGTTACTCGCAGATACTGTAGAAAGTCAGATGGAAGAGGTGAAGTAGATGGTTGATTTAAGAAATACATGTATCTTGGTTAAGACAGAAGAAGAAAATGAAATGCTTCTCAAAGAAGCTGAGAAACAGGGATTTCATTGGTATTCGAAAGGCAATTGTAAACCATTGCCAGGACAACATTTTCCAGATATTTTAAAATTTTGTAATAACAAAGATGTGGTGCACAGCGTACGTATCGGAGTAGAGTGTGATGCTTTCTACGAAGCTTCAGAACTCCTCGGGACAAAAGAAATGACGGCAAGAGAGTTTGCTAATCGTATTGCAGATATATGCAATTGTAGAGGATGTAACTGTTCAGAATGCGTATTGAGTGAAAGCAATACTAGGTGCAAGAAGCATTTGTGTGATATATGTGATTGGAAAGATAATATAGATGAAGTTCTTGAAATTGCAAAATCAATAAGACTTACAGCCCCTTCACCCGAAGAGAAAGCAATTAGCACGATTGAGAAATTTATCGAGAATCCAGATCACACAGCATTAAATGATGAATTTTTAGAATCATTGAAGCTGGCAGTCGAGAAGTTGAAAGAGGTGAAGTAGATGGAGAGATTAACAGAAAGAGAAAGAAATGTTGATGGTACAGGAGTTGCAAAAGAAGAAATTACGGATGGATTATTAAAACCGTTTGCGGATAAAATTCTTACGAAACTTGCTGTTTATGAAGACTTAGAAGAACAGGGATTGCTTGTGAGATTGCCGTGTCCTATTGGCACAACTGTATGGGACATATGCGGCATGGATATTCGGGAAAACGTGTTAAGTGGAATTGAATGTGGCAAAGATGGCAAACAGTTTTTGTGGGCAAACCATGATGAATGGCTCGGAGAATTAAATGATTTGGTATTCCTCACCCGTGAAGAAGCCGCGAAGAAGCTGGAGGAGATGAAGAATGACAAGGCCTGAGATTACGGCAGAATTATCAACCATGATTGAAAAGAAAATCAATCCGAACAACGATCCTCGTATCTACTGGGCAAAAGAGGTGACGTTTGATTATTCTACAAACCATGCAGTTAGAGTGGACTATATGAAATTTGTTCCAGTGAACAATAGTGTTTCCGGGATAGAAAAAGGTGATTGCTATTGCTATGAAATCAAGTCATCTATTGAAGATTTCAAATCTGGCCATGGATTGAATTTCATTGGAGATTACAATTATTTGGTTATGCCAGGGGAATTAGCTGCAACAGTATTTTTGAAAATCCCGTATCATGTAGGAATATATGTCCCAGAAGGAAACGAACTTATATGTGCCAAGAAAGCCAAACGAGCCAACAGAGCGAGGCCTGTATCTGAAATACTTCTGATGATGTTTCGGTCTGCAAACAGAGATTACAGGAAAACGGTAAAGAAACTGGAGGAGATGAAGAAATGAATAACAGACCTACACCAGACATAACGCCAAACCTTGCTATATCAGCATACCACGTACTACAGCAATATTGTACTGGACAGCCAGCGGATTGCAAAGGCTGCGGATTCTACGAACACTGTCCAGAATGTTTTCGAGGCATGCCATGTGACTGGAACTTGAATGAAGAAGGTGAAATAAATGAAGCTGAGAAAGGCAACACTGATTGACTACGGAGTACCGCCGGATGATGTACCGACATTACAAAGCCACTTGCGGAATCTTAGCGAAAGCGACAAATACAATCTGTTACAGGTATCTATCAAATATGCACCCGGCATTGAATCGCAAATCTATGACAGCATTGTGAACAGTATCGGCTATCGAACGATGGAGAAGATCAGAACGGTTCCTGCAACGGAGAATGACTTTTATGGCTACAAACGCAAGGTCATGGCGGAATATTATCATCTGGCCAAACTGATTGGCAGGCTTTAAAAAAAACTTAAAAATTTATAAAAGTGGTAGAGAGCTATGTACGCCCTAGTATGGTATTATAGTATATATAACTATAACTATGCTAGGGCGTTTTTATGTCTGGAGGTGAGAATGTGGGAATACCAATGGGAAAACCGCCCATGTATAAAACGGTGGATGAAATTGAAAAAAAAATTGAAAAATATTTTAAGGATTGTAAAGGATATCCTTTAACTGATAGCAAAGGCAAACAAATGTTTAATAAATTTGGGTCTCCCGTTTTTGTAGACGTTCATCCTCCGACCGTTACAGGACTTGCTCTGGCCCTTGGATTTACAAGCAGACAGGCTCTTTTAAACTATCAAGCAAAACCAGAGTTTGTTGACACGATTACGCGCGCGAAAGCCAGAGTGGAACAGTACGCAGAGGAAAGGCTATTTGATCGTGACGGTTCAAATGGTGCTCAGTTCAGCTTGAGAAATAATTTTAAGGGATGGGATGCTGACAAGAAAAATGATAATTCTGGAGATAGAAAGATTACGATTGTAAATAATATTCCAAGGCCGGAGAAACAGAATGAATGAGAATCCGATTAATCTGAATGAAATTATAGCTCCTGCCTTTTACAATGTGTTCTGGGACATTTTGGACGGAAAACACACCTATTATGATTTGTATGGTGGGCGAGGTTCAACGAAATCCTCATTTGTTGGAGTGATGATTCCTTTACAGATGATGCAAGATGCTATTAATGGATCAATAACTAATGCAGTCATATTCCGGAAAGTTGGAAACACGCTTCGAGAATCCGTTTATGAACAGATAGCATGGGGAATTGACGCGCTCGGAGTCAATGAACTATGGGATACCAGCGTAAGCCCTATGCAGTACACTTATAAGCCTACTGGACAGAAAATCATATTCAGAGGACTGGACAAGGCAAAAAAGACTAAATCTATTAAAGCAAGCAAGGGATATTTCAAGTATCTCTGGTTCGAGGAACTTGACGAATTTTCGGGCATTGAAGAAATTCGTACAGTGCAACAGTCAGTTCTTCGAGGTGGCAGTAAGTTTGTTGTATTTAAGACATTCAATCCGCCAATTAGCCGGAGCAACTGGGCGAATGTGTATGTAGAAGAGCCACGAGACGACAGCTACAGGCATAAGAGCGATTACAGATCAGTTCCTGTTGAATGGCTAGGGCAACAGTTTCTTGATGATGCGGAACATCTTAAAAAGACGAATCCAAGAGCCTATCAGCATGAATATCTTGGATTACCTGTCGGACTTGGTACAAATATCTTCGAGTTGTTAGAAATCCGAACGATTCTAGATGAAGAAATCCAGAAGTATCAAAGTATCTATCAGGGTCAGGACTGGGGATGGTATCCAGATCCGAAAGCGTTTATTCGTGTGGCTTATGTACCTAATCAGGAAAAAGTTTTTTTATTAGATGAGCTTGGAGGTTCCAAGATAAGAAACAAGGAAATGGCTAACCAGATAAAGAAAAAAGGATATGATGATTATTCAATATCTTGCGGAGTTGATGAAGAAGAAAGTATTATTGACTTCCGAGATGCAGGGCTTCCAGCACGTAAAGCCATTGTTACACCGGGAAGCCGCAAATATACTTTTGAGTGGTTACAGTGCCGAACATTAGTTATTGATCCGACACGAACACCTAGAGCATACAAGGAAATTATCAATTATGAGCATGAAGTAGATAGCAATGGAGAAGTGATTGCAGATTATCCAGATGGCAACGATCACTGGATAGATTCTCTCAGATACGCAACCAGTCCATTGTCCATGAGAAGGGGGCACAGTGCATAAAATGTTAAATAGGTACCTCACAGATAAAATAAATAAATTCTTAAGCATCGGTTTAAAAATATATGGATCATCTGACATTAACGAAATCTTAAAAGTTGTAGAATATGAAGACATTATTGTGCGAGATACTTCTGTAAGATGGATGGATTTTAAAAGGTAGATTAAATGGGACTTATAACAACACTAAAAAGGTGGTTTAACATGATTTTCAAAAAACAAGCCGAAGAGGATTTTAGCATCCAGGCGGCAGAATTTCCAGAAATGGAATCATTAATTAACCGGTGCGCGAACATTTACAGAGGGATTCCAGAATGGTTAGACGACAAGAATAACATCAAGACGATTAATTTTGCTAAATCTGTCTGCTCAGAAACAGCTCGGCTCGCAACGCTGGCGATCGGCATTCAGATAGACGGTTCTGCAAGGGCTACGTGGCTACAGGAACAGATCGACAAGGTATATTTTCAAATCCGTCACTGGGTAGAATATGGCTGTGCTTATGGAACAGTATTTATTAAGCCAAATGGTGAAAGCATTGACGTATTTACTCCGGCAGATGTGATGATCGTGGACTATGATAATCAGGAAATTAAGGGAATCATATTTAAAGATTCTTATACTGTTGGACGGAAATACTATACACGGCTCGAATATCATAGATTTGCTGAGATTACAATAGATGGCGTAACAACTTATCCGTACTATGTTTCCAACAGAGCTTATGTATCAAAATCCCCTCAGTCAATCGGAGACAAGATTGACCTCAAACAAACCAAGTGGGCTGACCTAATGGCAGATACGCCGCCGATTCTTAAGGCGAACGGCGAGAAGCTGGACGGACCTCTGTACGGAGTTCTACGGACGCCACAGGCTAACAACGTGGACATTAGTACACCACTGGGACTTCCGATATTTGCAGAAGCAATTGAAGAACTTAAAGACCTAGACATTGCATACAGCAGGAACGCAAAAGAAATTCTTGATTCTAAGCGGACTGTTCTAGCAGATGACAGATTGTTGATGCCGAGTGGTTCACCTGTCTCCGCTATGACACCACAGGCAATGGAACATAGATGTTCAGAAATGAGCTTGCCGGATTATGTAAAAAATGTATTCGGACAGGACGAGAAAGAGTTCTATCAAGAAATCAATCCAATTTTAAACACTGATACACGTATAAGCGGCATAAATGCCCTTTTAAGCCAGTTGGGATATAAGATTGGATTCTCCAATGGCTACTTTGTTTTCAACGAATCTAGCGGCATTCAGACAGCCACAGGAGTAGAAGCGGAACAACAGAGGACGGTGCAGTTCATCAAGGATGTAAGGGATAAGTTGGAATCTTGCTTAGATGAAGTTATCTACGCATTGAACGTTTACGCTGACCTGTACGGACTTGCACCTGTTGGGGCTTATGAAGTCAATTATGATTTCGGAGACATCCTATATGTGCGTGAAAACGACCGTGCAAGATGGTGGCAGTATGTGACAACTGGAAAGGTTCCGGCATGGCTGTATTTTGTAAAATTCGAGGGAATGACTGAGAAAGAAGCAAAAGCAATGGTCAAAGAAGCTCAGCCAGACGAACCAACATTATTCGGAGAGGAGTAAGTTATGAGTTATATACCAGAGCCAGTTACGAGAATTGATAAATACCTTGCTTATATTGCCGGAAACATGGACGTTGCTCTTCCAGATCATCCAATAACCAGAAAAGAGCATTATCTTGCGGCGTGGGCTGAGAAAAGTGGATTTGAGGATGTGGATGTTACGGGCGAACCACCACTGACACTCGAGAATGCTATCGGCAAGCCGCTGAAGGGACTGAGGATATATGGGAAGAGTAAGCAGGTAACGACTACTGGGGCGCAGCTACTGGATTATGATAACTTAATGCCAGATATAGCGTATGATAATGATGGGGCATTACAACCTAATAAGGGCTATGTAAGTTCTCAACTCATTAAAGTTACTAGTAACAGTCCATATACTATTAGTGGACTCAATAAAGTTGCAGTCATTATATTGCAGTATTCTTCTGAAAAAGTATTGCTATCAAGAAAACCATCTAATACTAATGGCACGTATACAACGCTTGATAATGTTTATTATATAGGGCTTACGTTTTATGCCAATGTTACAGTTGATATGCTTAAGAATGTCATGCTAAACGCTGGTTCCACCTCGTTACCCTGGGAACCTTACACCGGCGGTAAACCATCTCCATCACCTGATTATCCACAGGAGATTGAAAGTGCTGGCAGTGGTGGGAAGATTGGTATAGAGGTGCGGGGGAAGAATCTGATGGATTTTACGAAAGTTCCTGATGCGAGCGATCTATATCAAGGGTGGAAAATACCAAAAAAAGATTATGAGAGTGCAACAGTAACATTATTTGATAATGATGTGACCGCTAATATATCTGAAGTTTTTTTTGGTTTCACGAAAAAAGGCACGAACGCAGATGGTGGTTATGAATGGATGGTACGTAAAGGAGAAATAAAAGAAAGAGAATTTAATAGTAAATATGGATATTTAAGCATTTTTCCGAAAGATGCTATGAAGACTTTTTTACAACGTTTTAAAATATTGGTTGAAATTGGTACAATACCAACAGCCTACGAACCCTACCATGAGCTACAATCCATGTCCATCTCCACTCCAAACGGATTACCCGGCATACCAGTATCCTCTGGCGGCAATTATACAGATGCGGACGGACGACAATGGATTTGTGATGAGGTGGATTTTGCAAGAGGGGTGTATGTGCAGAGGGTCTGGAAAGGCGTGTTTGATGGAAGCGATGACGAAAGATGGGAGATTTACAACAATACAACATATGCAGGATTCTACTTGACTAACGTGTTTGCAGAAAAACTTACCATGAGGGACGGTATAGCGAATACGTACAAGGTTGATAACTCTTACGTTCCCATTGAAGCTGTATGGATTGGAGTTAATGAGAAAGCAATCTATATAAAAAACAGCAGATTTTATGATAATACACTGGCTGATAAAGGTTTATCAAATTTTAAAGCCAGCTTGGTAAAACACCCAATGACGGTGATGACATATTTGAATTCCCCCATCGAATCACCACTCACCTCCGATCAGCTAGCCGCTTATAAGCAGCTCCACACCTACAAAGGCACCACCATCATAGATAATGATGCTGGAGCCTATATGAGCGTAAAATATGAAAAAATGAAATAAAGGAGATGATAATATGGCATACTTACCGAACCCTGTAACAAGGGAAGAGCAATACTTATATGCTATTGCTAAAAATAATGAAGAAATCCAGAAACAGGCACTTTTAACCCAGTATGTAGCCGCTATGGCTGATATATATATTCCAGAGGAGGATGCAGATGTACAAAATACTACTACAGCTTCAGAAGTTTTATCCACCGGAAACGTGGAGGAAAATGGTGGAACAGGCAAAGAAACGGGGAAAGCTTACAGAGGAGGAATACCATCAATTAATTGACTAAAGAGGCTTTAATTAACCATCAAAAGAAGCAAAACATGTACCACAACATTTGTCGAAAGAGGTGATATACTATACTTAGTCCAGAATATTTACGCCGGATAACAGAGGGCAGTGAGCGAATTGCCGAAGAATTGCATCAATATATCATCTCTGAGATCGTGTCGAGAATGATGGCAAGAATCGGCAGAGGTGAAGACTATATTCTGACCAATGCCGATGCGTGGAGAATCAGAACACTACAGGAATCTGGTGAGCTGCTAGAGGACATTCTGGCAGAATTATCCCAATACACCAAACGCGAACAGCAGGAACTTCTTGAAGCGTTTGAAGATGCCGGAATCACTGCAATGAATTACGATGATAAGATATACAAGGCGGCAGGATTAAGCCCTGTACCACTCGAACAATCACCGGCTATGATAAGACTCATGGAGCGAAATATGCTTGCGACTATGGGCGAGTGGAAGAACTTCACAAGAACGACTGCAAGTGCCGCTCAAAGGCTCTATATCGAGCAATGCGACCTTGCGTATAACCATGTAATGACTGGGGCGGTTGGGTATACGCAAGCCATCAAAGAAGCGGTTAATAACGTTGTGAGCGATGGTGTTACTGTCACATATCCATCTGGCAGAAAAGATACAATTGAAACAGCAGTCGCACGTTCTGTCAGAACTGGCGTGGCGCAGGCTGCGGGAGATATATCCCTCAAACGCATGGAAGAAATGGGCTGGGATTTAGTTCTGGTCAGTGCACACATCGGAGCGAGAACGGGGGACGGTGGAGAAAATCCTGGAAATCATTCGTGGTGGCAAGGAAAGATATACTCTCGTTCTGGCAAGAGCAAGAAATTTCCGCCGTTCTTATTGACCGGATATGGAACGGCAAGTGGACTGTCAGGGGTCAACTGTCGGCATAGCTTTGGAGCCAGTGATGGAGAATTTAATCCCTATACAGAACTATCAGCACAGGATAAAGCCGACAAAGGCAAACAGTATGAAAAGGAACAGCGGCAACGTACTTATGAGCGAAGAATCCGAAAAACAAAGCGTGAAGTCCTTGGAATGCAAGCGGCGGTTGATAACTGCAAGGACGAACAGGCAAAATTCGCATTACAGCAAGACTTTGACCGGAAATCTTATCTTTTGCAGAAACAAAATGCTGCATACAAAGATTACTGCAAGCAGAACGACCTGAGGGAACTGCAAGACCGGCTCATGATCGCGAAGTGGAACCGCCAGAACGCCGCTAAAGCCAGAGGAGCGGCAAAACGCTATAAAACAGCAAAGGGGATTGACTGATGGATAGATGGGAATATTTCAATCCAAATCCTGTTAAGGATAAGAGAACAGGAGATTGCGTTGTCCGGGCAATATGTAAAGCAACTGGCTTCGACTGGGAAACAGTATTCGCCGGATTAATGATACAGGCATGTACTCTGTCAGATATGCCGAGCGCAAATTATGTCTGGGGAGCGTACCTCTATAAGCATGGATACAGGCGAAAACTGATTGAGCAGTCGGAGCGATATATCTATACAGTCAACGACTTTTGCGCAGACCATCCGACAGGCACATACATCCTCTGCATAGACGGTCATGTAGTGACGGTACAAGATGGCAAATATTTTGACACATGGGATTCCGGTAATGAGATTCCGGTATATTACTGGGAAAAGGAGAATAAATGAGCATATCAGAATTTGTACAGATTTTCCTCTCTATCTGTGGAGGGGTGTCTATTGTCGGAGGCGCGGCAGCCGTAATTTTTAAATGGATTACTCCGGCATTTCGACTTAATAAGCGAGTAGAGACACTGGAAGAGCATGATAGACGAGATTATGAAAGTCTTCGGAGAATCGCAGAACGAGATTCATTAATTCTGGAAGTGTTATCAACCATGCTAGACAGTCAGATCAGCGGAAACAACGTCGAGGAGTTAAAAAAAACAAAGCAGAAGCTCACGGAGTATCTTGCACAGAATCAGCGTTAATTGCATTAATAAGGGGTATGCTCATGAAATTATATGTGTTCACTAAGAAAGATATAGACAGATTCTTGTTAGAGTGCAATTTTACACCGGACGAAGAAAGACTGTTTCGGCTGAGATGTCAGGAACACACTCTTGAATACTGTGCAGAACAGATGAATGTGAGTATATCCACGGCGAAACGATTAAGCCGGAGGGTGAATAATAAAATAATTAAAGTGTGTTAAGACGACAATAAAAGCCCCAGGATTATCTCTCAGGGGCTTATTTTGCGTCTTTCCAAAATAGAAATATTAAAATTTGCACTTATTCAGTACTATTTCAAGAACAGTTCCGGGCGTTTTCTTAAATTTCTTCTGTATAGGAAATTCTAAGGGTGTTACCCTCGATTTCCCAAAAATAATGATCGCTGTCATATTTTTCGAGGTTTCTAAACTCCTCGATTTCTCCACTTGTCAGTGCCATTTCTACGGTCACCAGTTCGGTTCCCATCTTCCCGGTTTTTATTGCTTCTTTCTCAATTGCTCGATCAATTTTTCTTTCTAACATCTTCTTTTCCCTCCTCCTTATGCCCGAGCGTAAGAAATAAAATTCTGCTCGGTGGTCTCGTCAACAAGTTCCGCCGGGATTCTCACCCAGTTCTCGCCCAGAGAATTTATAAAATCCTCTTTCTGGGACTCTGTGCCGCACAGCCAAGCTGCTGTAACTTTGGCACATCCGAAGTTTTCGGAATTGTTTCGGGCTACCTGTTTCAATTCAAATTTTCTCATCTTTTTTCCTCCGTTCCGCCCCTTGTAGGGGCTGTGTAATTGGTTTTCTTTAACTGTCTTTATTATACATCTATGTGCGTTATATGTCAAGCGTATATGTGCGTTATTTTTATTTTTTTTCTAGCCTGTCGAGCTCTGACAGAACAACATCCCTGATAAAGGCACTGTTGCTCTTGCCAAGACCGAGCTTTTCAATCCTCTCTTTAGTTCCTTTTGGAAAGACAATGTTTAGCCTATAGTTGCTGTTCTCATACTTTCTTACCGCTCTTTTCTGCGCTTCTGTTGCCATGTTAATCCCTCCTTTTTTCTCAATTATAAATCTATGTGCGTTATTACACAATACTTTTTCGATACTTTTTTGAACTTTTTAGATTGATACATCTATGCAAAAATATAATTAGAAAGGCGGTGCATAAGATGGCATTATATAACAATCCTTATCAATATAGTTTTGGTGTTCCGGGACAGATGAACCAATTTCAGCAACAGCCTGTCCAGATGCCAGCTCAACCAGTACAGCAACCCCAGCAGAATAACAATGGAATCCTGTGGGTATCTGGCGAAGTCGGAGCAAAATCCTATCTGGTAGCACCCGGAACAAGCGTTTTACTGATGGACAGTGAAAGTGAAAAGTTCTACATAAAATCCACTGACGTTTCCGGTATGCCACAGCCGTTACGGATATTTGAGTACCACGAGGTAGGCACTCAGATGCCACCTAAACAGCCTGTCCAGAACATGGACAGCAAATATGTCACCAGACAGGAATATGACGATTTAAAGGGCAAATACGAAGCTATCATAAACCGATTAAATTCATTTTCTGAACCTGTTAGGGCTAATACCGTGCAGGAATCAGCGGTCAAGGGAGGAAACGCAGATGAGTAATCCATTATTTAACGCGCTTGGCGGTGGGATGCCGCAGGGAAACGGACCAATGCAGATGATACAGCAGTTTATGCAGTTTAAGCAGAATTTTAAGGGAGACCCGAAAGCAGAAGTTGAGAAGATGTTACAGTCTGGGAAGATTTCTCAGCAACAACTTAATCAAGTTCAACAGATGGCAGGGCAATTCCAGCACATGTTGAAAGGAATGAAATAGTACATTACAATCTGGCCAGATTGATGTAAATACACAATAAAGGAGATTATAACTATGGATGGAAATTATAGCTTAGCAGATATTGCCGCTGCTACTGGAAACGGTAGAAATAATGACGGCATGTTTGGCGGAGATGGTAGTTGGTGGATTATTGTTTTATTCATTTTTGCTTTCTTCGGATGGGGGAACAACGGCTGGGGCAATAATGGCAACGGCGGCGGATATGCAGCCACAGCAGCTACTCAGGCAGATATTCAGAGAGGTTTTGACAATTCCGCAGTAATCAGCAAGCTTGACGGAATCAATAGTGGCCTGTGCGACGGATTCTATGCCATGAATAACGGTATGCTTACCGGTTTTAACGGAATCAATACAAACATCATGCAGACCGGCTTTGGAATCCAGCAGGCAATCAATGCTGATACTGTAGCAAACATGCAGAATACAAATGCTTTACAGGCTCAGCTTGCGAACTGTTGCTGCGAGACCCGGGAAGCTATCCAGGACGTGAACTACAATATGGCACAGAACACCTGTGCATTGCAGAACACCATGAACAGTAACACAAGAGACATCATTGATAACCAGAATGCAAATGCGAGAGCCGTTTTAGATTATCTTTGCAATGAAAAGATTTCTAGTCTGCAGGCTGAGAATAATGATCTCAGACGTGCTGCATCTCAGGATCGCCAGAGCGCACTGCTCACAACCGCGATGGCTTCTCAGACACAGCAGCTCATTAATGCGATTAATCCAGCACCGATTCCGGCATATCAGGTTCCTAACCCGAACACATATTACGGATGCGGATGCAACACCGGATGTAATTGCTGATAACTTCATATCGAGAGTATCTTTCGATTGATTCGAATGTCGGCTTATGCCGTATTACACAGAGGGGCAGGCTGAGACCTGTCCTTTTGTGATATGAAAGGGGTAAAAATTATGGCAGAATTTACAAATGTAGCTGCTCAGACGGTAGCAGCAAATGGAAACGTAGTGTTTTCAAACACAGCAGTTAAAGGTTCTAACTGCATTCAGCACAGAGAGGGAAGTGGAATTATTACGCTGAGAGGACTTACTAACCAGTGCAAAGCGAGATTCTTTGTGGATTTTTCTGGTAATATCGCAATTCCAACAGGCGGTACTGTTGAAGCTATTTCTCTGGCTATTGCAATCTCTGGTGAGCCGGTATTATCTTCGCAGATGATCTCCACACCGGCAGCAGTAGGCCAGTACAATAATGTGTCCTCTGGTATCTATATTGATGTACCTCGCGGATGTTGCGTTAATATCGCGGTAGAGAACACAAGCGATCAGGCAATTTCTGTTGCGAACGCAAACATTGTCGTAACCAGAGAAGCGTAGGAGGTGTGATTATGAGAGACATTAAGGATTTATGTGCAAGAATCGAAGACGAGCTGTCCAAAATCGCTGATAATGGACTGACTACTGGAAATCTGGAAATGACATACAAACTGATTGATATGTACAAAGATATAAAGAACACGCAGTACTGGGATAAGAAAGTGGAGTATTACAACACTGTCCTTGATGAGATGCGTGGTGGATACAATGACGATTACAGCGAACGCGGAAGAAAGCGCGACAGCATGGGGAGATACAGCTCAAATGACGGCAGAATGATGCCAGATTACGACCGGGGCAGTTCTTATGCCAGACGTGGTGAGCATTATGTTAGAGGACATTACAGCCGCTCTGACGGACGAGATGCTTATGACGACTATATGACGCAGAAACAGAGCTATCGTTCCGGCAAGTCTGAAGACTGCAAAAGAAAGATGCTCGCCGCCCTGGAAGAACATCTGGATGAACTCACAACAGAAATGAGCGATATGTCTAAGGATGCAGAGTGCCGGGAAGAACGTGATCTTGTCAAGAGATACGTGGAAAAACTCCGTGATATGCTCTAAAAATGCAAAAGTGGTAGAGAGGTAGTTAAAAGAAATCTGTTATAATGTAATTGTGCAGCAGGAAGCACAAGTAAAACGGTTGTTTTGACATTTTCGTTTTAATCCTCCTTTCTTTAATTTTTTGTAGCTGGTGCGCACGCTTTAACGGAAAGTTGAACAGGTTCGAATCCTGTCGTGCGTATTTGCCATCTGGCACGCAAGATGGCTCACCTCCTTGATTAAGGTTTTTGTTATTCATACTTTTCTTTTAAAAAAGAAATAAATATCCGAAACAACTCGTGGCAGGCATGACACGTTAAACACCTTGCTAACCCGGGAATCCGGGTTATGTGGAATGTACGCTAGTGGAAAACTGACAGAGTCGCACTCTGGTCTCCGGTTCGATTCCGGGCGCTCCGCTTTAATCCGCTTAGAGTTAAGCTGTTTGTATACAGGTGGTCTATGTCTCAGGTGGATTTACGCTATAGCGAAAGAAGTGAAATTCACCCCAGTTTCTTTTTAGAGGGTTGGCCGTTATAGGCGGCATGGAATGTAGCTCAGTGGTAGATCGCACTGTAAATGTGAGGTCGCAGGTTCGATTCCTGCCTTTCCGATTACCTTGCCAGTGGTCTAACTGGCTTAATCCATTTACCTGCGGCGGCAGGTCAATAAACACGACCAGGAGGATGTTATGCAGAAACTTATTGACACATTAAAATCATTTGGAATTGAAATCCCTGAGGATAAGCAGGCAGATATTAAGAAAGCACTTTCTGAGAATTACAAGAATGCAAAAGAAGTAGCGAAAACCCTGACAAAAGTCGAGGGTGAACGTGACGACTGGAAAGAACGCGCTGAAACAGCAGAAGAAACTTTAAAAGGATTTGACGGTATCGACCCGGCAAATGTCAAAAGCGAGTTAGAGACTTGGAAACAGAAAGCGGCAGATGCAGAGAAAGAATTCAATGCAAAAATCTACGACCGTGATTTCTCAGATGCACTCAAAGCGGCACTCGACGATGTTAAGTTTTCCAGTGAAGCTGCAAAGAAGTCTGTTATGGCAGACATTAAAGAAGCCGGATTAAAACTGAAAGACGGTAAAATTCTCGGATTAAATGACCTGATCGAACAGATGAAGCAGTCTGACGCATCCGCTTTTGTGGATGAATCTCAGCAGCAGGCTCAGCAGAATCAGGCAAGATTTGCAGCACCGCGGATTGGACAGCAGCAGACACCGGGAAGCATGACTAGAAAAGATATCGAAGCAATCAAAGACCCGTCCGAAAGACAGGCTGCAATTGCTCAGAACATCCAGTTATTCCAGTGATTTTTTACACCGACTATACATCAGGGTATAGCCGCTAACCCAATGCCTTAACAATTATGGGTAGAAAGGATTTTTATATGGCAGCAAAAGCTAATCTTATTATGAGTAATGATATTCAGGTCACAGCACGTGAGATTGACTTCGTTACCAGATTTGAAAGAAACTGGGAACACTTGCGTGAGATTCTGGGTATCATGCGTCCAATCAAAAAGACACCCGGAGCGGTTCTTAAATCAAAATACGCAGAAGGCACATTGCAGGATGGAAATGTTAAAGAGGGTGAAGAAATCCCTTACAGCAAATTCACTGTAAAGGAAAAGCCTTATGCAGAAATGAGTATTGAGAAGTACGCAAAGGCTGTATCTATCGAAGCAATCAAGGATCACGGTTATGAGAACGCCGTTCAGATGACCGATGATGAATTCCTTTTCCAACTTCAGACCAATGTTACTGAAAGATTTTACGACTATCTGAAAACAGGTACCCTCACATTTACAGAAACTACTTTCCAGATGGCTTTGGCAATGGCCAAGGGTCGGGTTGAGAACAAATTCAAACAGATGCACAGAAATGCGACTGGTGTTGTTGGATTTGTCAACATTCTGGACGTATATGAATACCTTGGAGCAGCTGAGATCACTATTCAGAACCAGTTCGGATTCCAGTACATGAAGGACTTTATGGGATTTAACACAATCTTCTTACTGTCTGACAGCGAAATCCCGAGAGGACAGGTTATCGCAACACCTGTTGAGAACATCGTTCTGTACTATGTTGACCCGAATGAATCTGACTTTGCAAGAGCAGGTCTTGTATACACCGTATCTGGTGAGACAAACCTGATCGGATTCCACACACAGGGCAACTATCACACAGCAGTATCCGAAGCATTCGCAATCATGGGACTTACCCTCTTTGCAGAGTACATTGATGCTATTGCTGTTGGAACCATCAACACAACTCAGACGCTTGGAACTCTGACTGTAAACTCCACAGCAGGAAGTAAAAGTGGAGATACTAAAGTGACCATCACTCCGGCAAAAGCGAACGCAGGAAATGTGTATAAGTACAAGGTCGCATCTTCTGAGACTGCCGTAGACTACGGACAGAATGTGAAGAACTGGAGCGCGTGGGATGGTGAATCCGACATTACAGCAACAACAGGACAGGTAATCACAGTGGTTGAATGTGACAGCACCTATAAGGCGCTGAGCGCAGGACATGCGACTGTAGCAGCAAAACCATAAATGTAGGAGGTAACTGGCATGGCTTACGCAGATTATAAATTCTATACAGAATCATTCGGCAATGTCGTGCCAGAAACCGACTTTCCACGACTGGCAGAAAGAGCCAGTGATTTCGTGGACACAATGACATTTGACAGACTGGTGGATGGACTGCCGACAAATGAACGCTCACAGAAACGCATCAAAAAGGCAGTCTGTTCATTAGCTGAATTAATGTATCAGATTGAGCTTGCTGAAAAGAATGCAATCAGTCAAGCGTCTGCTGGTGCTACCGACACGAATGTCGGTCACAAATCAACAGGCGTTGTAACCTCTGTATCATCTGGCAGTGAATCCATTTCCTACGCAACTCCTCAGCAGATCGGAGCAAGTGCAAAGGAATGGAGTGCAGTATATGCCGCCGTTGGAGATGTACAGAAAACAAATGATTTGCTCCTTAAAACAGCTTTGCCGCTGTTGATGGGAGTTAGAACAGATGAAGGAATACCAATACTTTATGCAGGACTTTAAAGTTAATATCTTAGGCTCTGAATGGACAGTAAAATTTGGAACAGTAGAAGAATATCCTAACTTGGAAGACATGGATGGATATACAGATTCTTCCACCAGAGAGATCATCGTTGATGATATGAAGTCACAACAGGATATGCCAGGTTCGAAAAAGAATATGGAAGAGTACAAAAAGCAGGTTGTACGGCATGAGATTATTCATGCTTTCCTGTGTGAGTCCGGGCTTGATACAAACTCGGGAGCTTCTGATAACTGGGCAATCAATGAAGAGATGGTTGACTGGTTTGCTATCCAGTCACCTAAAATTTTCAAAGCATTTGAAGATCTTGGATTAATGTGAGGTGAGAGTTATGGACATTTCAACATTAGGTTCCTGTGTGGCAATCGTTATGATCTGCTACATTGTGGGAATGGGCTGTAAAGCATCAAAAAAAATCCCTGATGAATGGATTCCGGTAATCATGGCGGTTATTGGTGGCATTCTCGGAGCTGTCGGGATGGGAGTTATCCCGGACTTCCCGGCAACGGATTATATCACAGCGGTTGCGGTCGGTATGTTTAACGGATTATCGGCTACTGGCGTGAATCAGGTTATTAAGCAGACAACGCAGAAAGAATAATATTAAGGAGAGGGTATCATGTACGAAAAAACGGTGACGATTTTTGACTATTACGAATCAGCCACGACAGGAGATGCGTACTGGTATCCTCACGTGCTATCCGGCGTTGATCTCATTACGGACAAGGGAGCAATCCTTAAAAAGTACGGACCAGACGCAACTGACAACGCACAGTTGCACGTTCGTTATGCTGTTCAGAACGGTGATATAACCATTACCGATAAAGATGGCAAGATTCTCCCATGGGTGCCTTCGAAGGAGTGGAAAAGGCAGATTAACAATGCTCTGGAAGATACTATCACATTCTCGGACGAATCATTCTTTTGGGAGGGTGAATGGACTGGTGGAGCAGTAACTGATGGTGATTATCGAAACGGATTCTACCAGTACATGAACGAGAACAAGGATAACGTGTTTAAGGTTACCAGTGTAGGCGGTCCGTACACACTGATTCCACACTTTGAGATTTTGGGTAAGTGATATGAGTAAAATTCATCATTTCAAAGGATTCTCCATAGTCGATGGAGATATGAAAATCAAACTGAATATGGACAGGTTCTCAAGGCAGTATCAAGAAGCCCAGTATCTCCTTGATGGAATGGTTATGGACAGTATGGTGCCGTTTATGCCGATGATTACAGGGGACTTTATCAACCGAACAAGAGTTGAGAGTACATCCTTACAAGGAACTGGGAAAGTATGCGCGGCGGCGGCTCCTTATGGACGTTTTCTGTACGAGGGGAAAGGAATGGTTGATGAAGCAACTGGAAGTCCCTACGCAAGACGTGGAGCAAAGAAAGTTCTCGTTAGTCAGTTTTCTGGTCGGACAGCCGCAAAGGAAAATCTTGAATACACCAAACAGGCTCACCCACGGGCACAGGCAAAGTGGTTTGATGCCGCTAAACGGCAATATGGTGACACATGGGTTCGCAAAGTAAAAGCACAGGCAGGAGGTGGCAGGCATAGCAGATAAACCTATCGGAAAAGACGCAACCGGATACGAAATTCTGACAGATGCCATGAAAGCACTTCTGAACCAGTATCCGGGACTGTATGAAAATGAAACAATCAAGTTTGAAGAACTTGGCAAGGAATCAGGAATTGCGTTCTCGGCAGATAATGGAGCTTTGATTTATTCAGAAAAAGAAGATGTTTGTGGCGTAATGCACCAGGTATGCCAGTACCCATTTTACGTGGTATATCGCACAGCATCCGACAAGGAAAGGCAGAAGCTATCCGTTCAGAAGTTTCTAGATAATCTCGGTAAATGGATATGCCGAGAACCAGTTATCATAAATGGCTCTGAGACACGTTTAAATGCGTTTCCTGAGCTTTCTCAGGGGCGAGTGATAAAACGTATCACCCGTGATAATTCCTATGGTTTAGAACCACAGGAGAGTGGTGTACAGGATTGGTTATTACCATTAACGGTACGCTACGAAAATACTTATGAAGTAATATAACAAGTAACAACCAGCTATCAATCGGAGATAGTCGCTAACCTACACAGCCTTTTAAAAGTTATAGGCAGAAAGGACATT